GTTTTGATTCCTTTTAATACCGAGATGAGAGCAGTACCAACTTCATCTGTTAGTGGAACATTTAATTTCTGGAATGGTGGCTCTACAGGCACCGCTACAGCACTTCTTTTGACAGTAAACAATAGGTTTCAAGGACAACTTGACTTCAACGGAGGCGTTGGTTCTGCTGGAGGAACGGTAACGCTCTACACAAACAGCGGGTCACAGTACATAGATTTTGCGGCGGAGTTGTGATGTATAGAAAATTGTTCGACCAAGTAGCAAATTCAACGGCGCAATGTGTGTTGCGTTTGGAAGATGGAGCAATTATTCCTTTTGACCCCGCTAACACCGACTACCAGCAATATTTAGCATGGCTAGAAGAGGGTAACGTCCCCGAAGAATGGAACCCTGAGGGGGCAGAGTAATGGGTCTTACATCATCAGTACCGAACAGTATCCTTCAACCCGGCGTATGTACATCGACAACACGCCCAGCCGCCCCCTATGAGGGTCAAGCAGTATATGAAACAGATACTAATGACATCTCTGTATGGGATGGTTCTAACTGGGTTAAGTATACGGGGGCGACCGGCACCCCGATCCAGTTGAATGGTCAAACCATTTCGCAGGACTACACGTTCCCCACGGGCTACAACGGTCTTACCGCTGGGCCGGTAACTGTTGCTAATGGTGTGACGGTTACGGTTACGTCGGGTTGTGAATGGAGTGTTGTCTGATGTCTGTTATCAAGTTTGGTGCGTGGCAGGATTTGTCAGGTAATGAGGTTGCTAATTCTTCTGAGCCTATTGGTGATGTCGGTTTGGTGCTTATCAAGTCACAGACGATTGGTGCAGCCGTGTCCTCGGTGACCGTCAGCGATGCGTTCTCAGCAACATATGACAACTACCGTATATTGGTTCAGGTAGATAGCGCATCAAATGATGCGCGTTTCGATATTTCTTTAGGAAGTACTACGACGGGCTATTACGGTGGTCATTATGGTTACCGTTACAGCGGCAGTGTGTACACAAGTGGTGTTGCAGATGGTTCCGCATCAAGTGTGGGAGCGTGCGGTGCTGGGTACGGAGGTTTTTCTAATATAGATATTTCTCGCCCATACCAGTCTGACCAAACGTCATGGAACGGAAACTTTACATACATCAGAATTTCTTCAAACAACGGTGCCTTTGGGTACTTCGGCGGGATGGTTGATAATACAACGTCCTACACTTCATTCACGCTTACTCCGTCTGGTGCAACATGGACTGGTGGGACAATCCGTGTCTACGGGTACAGGAACTAAAGAGGTGATGATATGTCAACAATGAAATACACAGCATGGCAAGATTTAGATGGTAACGAGATTGCTAATGCGGCATACCCTCCGGGTCTAGTGTTTATCAAGTCACAGGAGGTTGGTACAGCCGTTTCATCGGTAACCGTCACCGATGCGTTTTCATCAACGTTTGACAATTACAAAATTGTGTATCATGGCGGTTCGGGTTCGGGTTTCGGCAGTTTGCTGATGACCTTAGGAAGCACAACCACAGATTATTATTGGGGCAGATATTATGTTTACTACAGCGGTGGAAGCATTAATTCTTCGGGCGGTAGTGCAGATTCTTCATGGTCTGTTGGAACAATTCAAGATAACCCAAACTTGACAATGGTAAGCGTTGACCTGTTTGGCCCTTATTTATCTGTCAGCACCATGATGCAGTTGAACGTCAGGCTTTCAGGTCTAAGCGGTGCGGCTGGTGGTGGTGGCGGGTTCCTTAACAGCACAACCTCTTACACCTCGTTCACTTTGACGGCATCAGCGAACACGATGACAGGTGGAACGATCAGAGTATACGGATATAGGAATTAAGGAGGAAAAATGGCTACATGGACAAGAGAAGAACTAGAAGAACTACACCCAGAAGGTAGTGTCAATGTTCAGATTGATGACAATGTTCGCCCCATGACCCACGCAGAGTGGGACGCTTGGGTTGAGCAACAAGTCGGCGTAGAAAAGATGGAGGAATTGTGACCTCTGTTGTTCGTTTTGAAGAGTGGCAGGAACCTACTGGTACTACTGCGGCTACTACTGATTCTTCGGGTAATGTCACATTCGATAATGATGTGACAGTTACGGGGACGATTACGTCCACTGGCAACCCTCAGGGTTTGACGTTTATCAAATCCGTCACTATTGGTAGCGGTGTAACATCAGTAACCGTCACCGATGCATTCTCAGCGACTTTTGAGAACTACAAAGTGCTGACCAACATTGAAAATGCGTCAGCAAACAACGATGTGTATTTCAGGCTGGGCGGTGTCTCAACAAACACTTATGACAGGACACGCCAACTGTTGTTTGTGGCATCCTCAACACCAGGCTACGGTGCCGAAACAGCACAAACTGCTGGGTGGTGGGGTGTGAACAGAACGGGCGAGGGAAGCGACACAACTACAGAAATCTTTCGACCGTACATCGCTAAACCGACGACGGTGAAGAGCGAAGCGTTCTACAAGGACATCGCAGGGCAAATGCAGTTCAGACTGCACGCAAGCATTCAACGAGGCGATCTTTCGCATACGAGCCTCACGTTGCTTGTTTCGAGTGGAACAATGTCGGGTGGAACGATTCGGGTGTACGGATACAACAACGGGTGATAACAGAGGCTAACTGATGTATAATAATAGAGGTGATTTGTAATGGCTATTAATTTTCCTTCCAGTCCAAATGTGAATGACACCTATCAGGTTAATGGTCGCTATTATCTTTGGAATGGTAGCAAATGGAGAAGGCAGAGAGCTAGAGTTGAGTCGGCTCCGCTGAGCCTGTCGGTTTCTCAGGATTTTAGTGCTGGTGGTTCTGCTTTGCATGTTGACTCTGCAAATGAGTCGGTTGGTATTGGTACTGCTTCCCCTAATGCTTCTGAGGCTTTGACTGTTGGTGGTGATACTAGTATTACTGGTAACTTGTCGGTTTCTGGTGCTATTACTGTTCCTACCCAGATTGCTTCTACTAATGATACTAAGGTTGCTACTACTGAGTATGTGACTACTGCTATTTCTAATCTTATTGGTGGTGCTCCTGCTGCTTTGGATACGTTGAATGAACTTGCGGCGGCTTTGGATGATGATGCTAGTTATGCTACTACTATTACTAATGCTTTAGCGCTGAAGTTGGATAGTTCTTCTTATACCGCTGCGGATGTTTTAGCTAAGATTCTTACTGTTGATGGCGATTCATCTGGTCTTGACGCTGACACTCTTGATGGTAGCCATGCTTCTGCGTTTGCTGCGTCTTCGCATACACACTCTTATGCCGATTCTAGTCATACTCATTCGTATGCAAGTACTTCTCATACTCATTCGTATGCAAGCACTTCTCATACTCATTCGTATGCGGCTGTAAATGGAAGTTATGGCACAGACTTTTACGCTAACCAATCATTTGCTGATAACTGGTTTAGACCTACAGGTACAACTGGTCTATATTTTCAAAGTTATGCTGGCGGCTGGTATATGCAGGATACCACTTGGGTCAGAATTTATAACGGCAAATATTTGTACACAAATGGTGGTCGTTTTGCGGCGTATAGAAATGCTCAAGAAGCTGATTGGGAGAATTCGGTTATTCGTGGTGAATCAGGCGCAAGCTATTCTGGTTACTCGTTCCGTTGTGCAAATAGCGATACGCACACGGGGCAGTTCCGTCCCGCATCTAACAGGTGGTATGTACGTAATCACAATGATGGTTCGGCTTGGTCGCTCCATGCCTATATCATCAATCCTTCTTCTAGAAGGCATAAGCAGGATATTGAAACGTGGGGTGTTGCAAAGTCTTTGTCGTCTGGAGTTAATGCAACGTATGACACGACGGCGACCAATATTATGAAACAGATGCGTCCTGTTTTTTATCGCTTGAATAAAAAAGACAGGCTGCCTAGGGATATTCCTGATGAGCGCAGAGCAAAAGCTTTGAAGCGCTTGAACAGATACAGAATTGCATCTGGTTTAGGTGTGTTTGATAGCGACGAGGTAATTCATGAATGTGGCCGAGACTGTGATGGCTCTCTAGAATCGCCTTGTCTGTTGTATAAAGACTGGGAAGGCGGAACATTGGGTTTCATTGCTGAAGAGATTGCTGAACTTGTGCCAGAAGCTTGTTATTTTGATGTCAAGCCAGACTCTGCATTTCAAGGTGAGATAGATGGACTTGATCCAATAGCACTTACAGCAGTTTTGGCTAAGTCATTGCAAGAAATTGAAGCTCGCTTGAGTGCTTTGGAGTCGTCATGAGTGTAGAGGTGACGACTGCTGTTCTTGATGCACGGTACAACCGTGAGCCAGATAAGAATGGTCTGACAAATGTTGTAACACATATCGCTGTAATTGTTACGGCAACAAATACTGAAACTGGTCAAACAGAGTCGCAGGCGATGGAGGTTCCTTTGAAGTGGGCGCGCCCTAGTTCGTTTAGCGGTATTGCTGATGTGACTGTTGAGATGTTACAGGAGTGGGCAGAAGCCAGGATCGCTGAAGATGTGCAACTGAATGATTATCATACAAGATTGGTGAAAGATTTGACTAAAGCAGTAAAGAGTCGTCGTGTTGAAACGTCGTCAATGTTTGGGTTTATGGATAGAGCATGATTGCTGAACGTGTTATAGTATGTGTGAATGATGTTTTGGGTAGAGCTGATGTGTCTGTAACAATGACGGTTGCTGATCTTGGTGCGGATGATCTTGACATCATGGAGATTGATGTCGCTTTGGAAGAAGAGTTTGGTATTGAGTTGGATGATGCTTCTTTTTTGCAGGTGCAGTCGGTGGCTGATATGATTGCTATGGTGGAGGCTGTTCTGTAATGCCTATTAATTTCCCTGATTCCCCTTCAGTTAATGACACCCATACAGTTGGTGATAAGACATGGACTTGGGATGGTACTTCTTGGAATGTTGTTACCGCAGCTTCTGGTGATCACGGTAATCTTGGGGGGTTGAGTGATGATGATCATACTCAATATTTGCGGGTTGATGGTTCTCGTTCTGCTGATAGTTTAACTATTAGTGATGATCTCACTGTTGACACAGATACGTTGCATGTTGACTCAACGAATGATCGTGTCGGTATCGGTACAACAACACCTGATCGTACTCTGCATGTGTATGGGGCGACGCAACTAAGTAGTAGTACGGGTGGGGGTCAGACGTATTTCCCGTTCACCGATGGTCGGTTTTATTACACTGCTGATCCTGAGACTGGTGGTACTGGCGATCATGTGTTTCGTCATTACAGCGGAGGCTCGTATGTAGAGCAGATGCGTATTTTAGAAAATGGCAATGTCGGTATCGGCACAACGACACCATCATCTGCTCTTGATGTCGCAGGCGCTATTTCTTCGTTGGGTTCTGCCATGCTCGGCGTTAGACAGGTACTAGCGTCACACAAGACTGGTTATTCGGTAACTGGTACAACTGAGATTGATACAGGTTTATCTGTGACGATTACACCTAAATCTACGTCTAGTAAGATATTGATTTTTTGGACGCATGGTTATTATCTTAGTGGTAATTGCAATCTGAACAGCAGGTTGAAGCGTGGTACAACTGAGTTACAGTTGAACTACGCAGGTGACTGGGGGTCTGCGGGCAACGGCACAGCGAACAACTACTATCTGGATACCCCTAACACCACTTCTGCTGTGACCTACAAAACGACTATGCAAAGCAGCAATACTACAGGGGTATACGTTAGTAACTCTGGACAATCCAGTTACTTGTTGGTTGTGGAGATTTTGTGATGAATGTTTGGACAGAACAAGAACTAAAAGAAATGTTTCCTATTGAGTCTGTGCTTGTTGACGGTGACGACGAGAATCCCAGTGTCAACATGTCTTCCGAAAACTGGGAGGCTTGGATTCAGGCTCTCGTAGGAACTCCTAAGCCGCCCGCATAGAAGCGTTAGAGTCCGCATAAAATCGTATCTTTTAAATAAAACTGTGGTACTATTATACTACTATGGAAGATTTAAACCTTACTTTTCCCATTGATATGGTCAAGCGGGAAGAGCGTATTGTGGTCGGTATTGCTACCGCTGACAATATTGATAAGGCTGGAGATCTTATTGAGTTCGAAGCTTCTGTTGAAGCGTTTAAAAATTGGACTGGTAACATCCGTGAGATGCATGCCCCAATTGCTGTTGGAAAAGCCATCAACTATAGGCCGGTTAAGGTGAAAGGTGCTGATGGTGTTGAGTACAACGCTATGCAGGTGGAGGCTTATATTTCTAAGGGTGCTCAGGATACGTGGGAAAAAGTTCTTGATGGGACTTTGCGTTCTTTCTCTGTTGGGGGAAAGATTCTTGATAAGCAGATTGATGCTGAGAAGATGTTCAGAGGTAAGCCGGTTAATCTTATTAAGAAATATGAACTTGGTGAGTTGAGTCTGGTAGATAACCCGGCTAATCCTGCTGCGGTTATTGATATTGTAAAATTTGATACGCCAGATCAACTTGACTATATTCTTAAAATTGATTGTAATGATATTAATCTAACTATTCCTAAGTCTGTTCAGAGAATGGCTCAGGTCGGGTTGGATCAAAGAAAAGAGCACGGTCGTGGAGGAACAAGTGTTGGTATGGGGTCTGCTCGCAGACTTGCCCGTGGCGGTACTGTTTCTCCTGAGTTCGTTAGAAAGGTTGCACGTTATTTCCCAAGGCATGCTGTTGACTTAAGAGCAACAGGTGCCGATCCGGGTGATAAGGGCTATCCGTCTAATGGAAGGATTGCTTGGAACCTTTGGGGTGGTACTCCGGGTTGGGTCTGGGCAAGATCAAAAGTTCGTCAGTTGGATAATTGCACACGCAAGTTTGATGATGAGATGGATTTAGAAAAAGAAATTGCATGTTCGTGCGGATGCGGTACGTGTAATGATGATATTATTAAGGAGTTCACCAATATGGAAGATATTTTGGAACAAGTTCTTAATGAGGAAGGCACAACTTTGGAAGACGTTGAGAAGTCTTTGCGTAATGATGAAAATTATGCTAAGGTATCAGAGATGGATACATCTGCCGAAGAAAAACTTTCTTTGTTAAAGCGTTTCGTCAACTGGCTAACAGTTGAGGAAGAGGCAGATGTACAAAAGTCTGTCGAAATTGAAGAAGCTTCAACTGAATCTGAGGTTGAGGCGGATACAGATCAAATGGAGGATCAAATGGATATTGATATCTTGAAAGATGCTCTTGGTTCGGTCATTGATCAGAAGTTCACTGACTTCGCCGCTTCGTTTAAGGAAGAGGTTGAGGCTTCAATGGACGCTAAGATCGAAGAAGTTACCAAGAGCGCAGATGCACAGCGTGAGGAACTAGAGCAGAAGCTTGCTTCAGCCGAGGCTTCACTTGCTGAGCAAACTGAGAAGGTAGAGGCATTTGCCGCTGCTGGTGCAGTTAAGAAAAGCGTCGATCCAGACGGCGATGAAGATGAGGGCGATGAGGACACAATCCGTAAGTCAGCTCCTTCTTTCTGGAACAATGTATATCTGCCACAAGAGCTAGTCAAGGCTCTGGGCTATGAGTCGTGATTAGGAGGAATATATAAAATGGCAACTCAAGAAGAAATTCTAGCAAAGGCTAACGAAGTCACCACTTCTGTTGTGGGTGGCGCTTCGGGCGGTCTTCTCAATGCTGAACAGTCGAATCGTTTCCTCGATTTTGTGGTCGATCAGTCTGTTCTTATGCAAAACAGCCGTGTTGTCCGTATGCGTGCATCAAGCATGGATATTGACAAGTTGTCGGTTGGAACGCGCATTATGCGTAAGGCTACGGAGGCAACCGATGACGGTTCCAACGCAGCAGTTACCTTCTCGAAGGTTTCACTTTCCAGCGTCAAGCTTCGTCTTGACTGGGAAATCTCAACTGAGTCCCTTGAGGACAATATTGAGGGTGCTTCCCTTGAGGATCATCTCGCTCAGGTTATGGCTCGCCAGACCGCTAACGACCTTGATGACCTTCTTATCAATGGTAACACCTCGTCAAGCAACACGCTTCTCAAGGCCCTTGACGGCTTTGTGAAACTTGCTCTCGCTTCCGGTACAACGGTTGATGAGGCTGGTGACAATGTTTCACGTTCAGTTTTTGACCGTGTTCTTCGTAACCTTCCTAGCAAGTACCTCCAGCGTCGTAACGAACTTAAGTTCTTCACTGGTCCGGGCGTTGTTCAGGACGCAATCTACTCGCTTCAGAACCCGAATTCGGCTACTGAGGCAACTGCTGGTGCTCCAAGCCCCGGTTCAACGACTGGCGATCTCGCCTTCTTGAATGGCGCAATGCGTGCAAATGGTGGCGCTGGTGCAACTGGCCTCGCACCTTTCGGTATCGGACTCACTGAAGTTCCGTTGATGCCGGAAGATGTTTCAGGTGACTACTCGGGTGCATCTGGTTCACACGGTTATGTGGAACTTACGTTCCCGAACAACCGCGTGGTTGGTCTCCATCGTGACATCACGGTGTACCGCCAGTTCCAGCCGAAGACTGACACGATTGAGTATACTCAGTTCATGCGTGTTGCTGCTAACATCGAAAATGCTGACAGCTACGTAATCGCTAAGAACGTCAAGCTTCGCAGCACCTGATAATTAAATCTTAGGACTGTTATAGTTGCATCCTAACGGATTGGGCGGGGGGAGAAATCCCCCGCCTTTTCTGTTTTATAATGATACTTATGATAGAATTGTTGGTATGAGTGATAATGTAGTAAAGTCGTCTGACCTTCCTGAGCCTACTAAGAAGGCTCCTGCTAAGAAGTCTGCGGCTAAGAAAACAACCGCTAAGAAAGCTGCTGTTCCTAAGGCTGAGAAGTCTCCTGTTCCTGAAAAGACTGTTGCAAAAGCTTCGGCGGGTAAGAAGTTTATTTATTTTGATAGTGGTGCTGCTTATTCCACTAAGGGTGGTATTCGGTTCACTAGAGAGAACAGGATTTATGAGATTGAGGAGCAAGAGGCAGATCACTTGCTTACTCTAGATAATTTTAGACTTCCTTCTCAACTAGAGTTGGAAGAGTATTATAAGGAGAATAACTAATGGCTGGAAATCTTAGCGATTATTTGGAAGATGCTCTGTTGGATCACTTCCTTGGCACAACTGCCTATACTGCACCTTCTGCTGTGTATGTAGCACTTTATAGCGCTGCACCTTCAGATAGCGGCGGTGGTACTGAGGTATCTGGTGGGTCCTATGCTCGTCAGGCTGCAACATTTGATGCTGCGGCTAGTGGTGCTACGCAGAATAGTGGAAATATTGACTTTACTGGTATGCCTGCTGTTACCGTTGTTGCTGTCGGCATTCATGACGCTTCTACTGGTGGCAATCTTCTTGTGCATGGCACGTTGAGTGCTAACAAGAGCCTTGATGCTGGTGACACTTTGCGTATTGCTACGGGTGACTTGGATATCAGTATTGACTGATTGGAGCACTTATGGCTAGAAGAGAATTTTTAGGCAATGTGGTTGAAACGACAACGACTGGTGCGTTGTCTAGTGCTGATACGTCTATTTCTCTCACTGATGGTAGCACCTTTCCGACTGGTTCTGTAGCCCCTTTTGTTATTGTACTTGATAGAGGAACTAGTCTCGAAGAGAAAGTTCTTGTCACTTCAAGGTCTTCAAACACTTTAACTGTGAGTCAAAGGGGTTACGATGGTACAACTGCGGTTTCTCATAGTAGTGGAGCTTTTGTTGATCATGTTCTAGATGCTACAACAATTGATGAAGTAAACAGTTATGTAAATTTGCAATCGGCTAAGGGTGATCTTGTTGTTCATAATGGAACTAATCCTGTTGTTAAAACTGTTGGCACTGACGGCTATGTGTTGAGTGCTAATTCTGCTCAAGCAGATGGGTTGGAATGGATACAGGTCGGTGTGCAGGCAGGTTCTGTTGGAACTACGGAATTAGCGGCAGACGCTGTAACAAACGCAAAGATTGCTGATGATGCTGTTGATACGGAACATATTGCTGATTACTCATTGGGTCGTAGAGCAATGTTTCCTGTTGCAACATATAGTTATTCAGGAGGAACAGTAACGTATAATGAATACGTAGAATATCCGACTCTTACTGAAACAAGTGACCCGGATGGTATCGCACTAATTGATACAGATAGTAACGGAATTAATAGATTGCGGCTAGGGATTAATTCTCTTTATGCTATTCATGTTACTCGATCAACAATAACATCACAAGACTCATATACAGCGACCGCTTCAACGGCCAACCTTATGAATGTTAGTAATGCAATTTTTGCAAATTCTTCTGGAAATCCGGGTTTTAATTTCGCCGGTGTTTTTGTTTTACTTACTACCGGAGATAACCCAGCCGCCGTAAGGTTGGCTATCTTTAATAATGGTTACAATTATTATGACATCAATTACACTGGCGGCACAATCACTTTATATAAACTTTTTGGATAATATAGGAGGGTAATACATGTTTACATGGACAAGAGAAGATTTGGAGAGAGCGTACCCTGTGGGGTCAGTTACTTTAGAAGTTGATGGTGTTATTCGTCTCATGACTTTTGGTGAATGGTATGAATGGATTCAGCGGCAGGTGGGTGAGCGCAAGACGGACTCTTTTGAGGGGATACAGCGTATTAGGCGTAATGATTTGCTAGCGTGGTCTGATTATCGTGTGGTCGCTGATGCACCTTGGGATACAGCGTCGTGGTCAGCCTATCGACAAGCATTACGTGATTTGCCTTCTGATCCGAACTGGCCTAACGTAGATTTCCCTGTGCCACCGTTATGAGATCTTTTACGTCGTAATATTTAATATTTTTACTATGCTATAATGGCATTACATGTTTAGGAGGAATAAAATGAATAGATCTTATACCGGATATGATAAGACCGCTTCTGGTAAGCGTGCCGGATTTGAAAAACTTGTTGATCTTTTGGAAGACCATTTTGGTCTTTGGAACAATGGCACTTTTGGTGTTAGAAAGAAGCGTGGAAAGTCAAGCCTTTCGGTTCATGCTACCGGTAGAGCCGGAGATCTTTCTTGGAGAGGTAAGCCGTATCGTGGAACTGGCAATTATCAGGATGCTTGTCGTATGATGGAGTTCTTGGTGGATAATGCCGATGTTCTTGAAATTGAGGCGGTGTTTGATTATTATCCAAAGCCCTGGGGCAGAGGTTGGAAGTGTGATCGTAATGCTTGGTCAGTGTATGACAAGAAAGCCTTCTCGGGGACTCCGGGCGGTGATTGGGTACATATTGAGATTTCAGATAAGTATGCTGATGATGCCTCCTACTATGAGCGTGTAATTGGTGAACTTCTCGGTAAAGGTGTTCCTTCTGTTAAGCCTGCTGTTAAGACTCAGGCTGCTCCTGTTGGAAAGACTCCTTGGTTCCAAGTTGGTTCTAAGGGTGATGGTGTGAAAGAGGTTCAGCGCATTGTCGGTGCTCAACCTGTAGACGGAGATTTTGGTCGTAAGACTGAGGCTGCTGTTAAGGCGTGGCAGGCAGATCATGACCTTCATGTTGATGGTATTTGGGGTCCGGGTTCTGATCAGCACGCTAAGAATTGTGACTGTAAGGCAGATGCTCCAGCACCTGCTCCAGCAGAAGCCCCTCAGAAGGCTCCAGAAGCCTCTCAGAGCCATCCTTATCCGGGTGAGGTAATTAAGTTTAAGTCTGCTAATAGAGAAGCTGTGAAGTTGATTCAGGCGAAGATTGGTGCGAAGGTTGACGGTGATTTTGGTCCCGCTACTCGCCAGAAGGTTCGTGACTGGCAGTCGGCTAATAGCCTCAGGGCTGATGGTCTTGTTGGTGCTCGTACTTGGAAAGTTATGTTCGGATGAGAGAAAAAATTATGTATGTTCTGGCTGCTGGTGTGATGGGTTGCATCATGCTGGCTATTGTCGGTGATTATGTTGTTGCATCGTTTGAAACATTTGAAACAGGTGAGCCGGTTGATGTTTCTTCTGACGTTATGACGCTTGTTCAGACTGCTCTTGGTGGCGTTATCGGTATTATCGGTGGCTACTTTGGTGCTAAGGGTATGAAGAAAGATGGCGAAGACTGAAGGTTTTTGGAGAGTTAATCCTGACGGTAGTAGAAGTTGGGTTGTAAAGATTCTTCCACCTAAAAAGTAAACTATAAAAATAAATGTCTAGATGATAGTCTGGATATATAATGAAGTTTTTTAAGCCTTCTAAAACAAGGTTTTTACCTGCGGCTGCTGTAGTTGCCCTTGCCATGCTCTCTTTGTTTCCGAGTGTGGCGAGGGCATCTACGTATACGGTTACTGAAGAGTCTGACTGGTACTTTGAGGTCGAGTCAGATGGCACCGATGTTGTCATCTACGGCAACAGCAATCAATCCTGCGAAGAGATAACTGTTGACCCGTACTTGTGGCTGTACGACCTTTCGGGGACGCTGATCACCAAAGATGATGACGGCAACTCCAACTCAACAAGCCAATGCGTGTCAGCAAAGATTGACACCACGCTAGATGCTGGTGTCTATCGCCTTAGGGCGGGCTATT